CCCCGCCGTTGCACGCGCTGCCGCGCAAATGATCTTGCAGCGTGCCCTATACGTTCGCAACACCTACGAATTCAGCGTGGGCGTGCGCTTCGCTCTGTTGGAGCCGACCGACTACATCACGATCACCGACACGACGCTTGGCCTTGACCAAAAGCCCGTGCGTATTCTGTCGATCGAGGAGCGCGACGACTACACGTTTAACATCACCGCCGAAGACGCGCCAGCGGGCGTGTTTAGTTCGGCCACCTACGATTCACCCGAAGGCAGCGGCCACCAAAACGACTTCAACGTGCCAGCGGGCAACACAAGCGGCCCCGTCATCTTCGAAGCGCCCGCAGCATTGGCGACGACCGCCAACGGTCTTGAAGTTTGGATTGGCGCAAGCGGTGGTTCGGATTGGGGCGGTTGCCAAGTGTGGGTTTCTTACGACGGCGAGACATACTTGCAAGTCGCCGACATTGGGCAACCCGCACGCCAAGGCGTTCTGACCGCAGCGTTGCCAGCGCACAGCGACCCCGACACGGCGAACACGTTAAGCGTCAACCTGTCGATGAGCAACGGCGAGTTGTTGAACGCCTCGCAGACCGACGCGGATTTGTATGCGACCCTCTGCTATGTGGGCGGCGAGTTGGTAAGTTACGCCAACGCCACCTTGACGGGCGCGAACGCATACAACCTCACATATTTGCGTCGCGGCGCTTACGGCACAGCAATCGAAGCGCACGCCATCAACAGCCAATTTCTACGCGTTGACACGGCGGTGGCGAAGTTGTCTTTCACCTCCGACAAGATCGGTCAGCAAATTTTTATCAAGCTGCCCGCGTTCAACGTGTACGGGGCCGCGCTGCAAACGCTTGCAGACGTGAACCCGTTTACCTACACCATCACAGGTTCGGCGTTGTTGTCTACGCCCGCCGATGTGACCAACCTGTTGTCGAATTACAACAACTTCGTTGGCGGCTTGACGACACTCTATTGGGACAGGGTAAACGACTTCCGCACCGACATTACTTACGAGGTGCGATTAGGTACGTCATGGGAAACGGGCCAAGTGATGACCCGAACCCCGATCACGCAATATGTCGTCCCAACCTCGGGTATGTATTGGGTGGCGGCGCGTGTGGTTTCGGAAGCGGGAACCGTCTATTCGACCACGCCAAAGGGCATTGAAATCGCGCAATCTGCGCTTGTGTCGAACGTGCTGGCAACGTGGGACGAGGAAAGCACGGGTTGGAGCGGCACAAAAAGCGCGGGGCTCGTTGTTACAGGTGGCGACCTTGTGTTTAGCTCGTCGGGCGGCCAATACACCGTCACGGACGGCATTTACACCCTACCAAGTGCCCACACCATCAATGCGGGGCGCGTTACGCCTTGCAACGTGCTCATCAACTACACAGCGGGCGCAACGGCTATCACGGGCAACGTGTTAGCAATGGTGGACGTGTTCGCCGTTGATGATTTCTTAGAAACCACCCTTGGCCCAAATATTTTTATTCAACCGCAAATTGCAATTGCAGGGGCCGACGGCGTGTTTGGGGATTGGCAAAACTTCGTTTCGGGCTACTACAACGCAAAATTCTTCAAAGCCCGCGTGTTGCTTCACTCGGACAGCGTAACGATCTCGCCGATTTTGGCGAACTTTGTCTTTTCCGTAGATGTGCCCGATAGAATCGACACATCATCTTTGACGACCGCAACAGGCGGTTCGACCGTGACCTACTCCGCGCCGTTCAACGGTGGCGCAAATGGTTTGGCCGTGCCCGCTGTGCAAGCGACAATCGTCGGAGCGCAACAAGGCGATGACGTGCAGCTTACAGCGCAAACGCTGAATGGCTTCACGGTCAAGGTTATCAACGGCGGCGTGGGCGTGGCCCGCACAGTCAATTGGATTGCCCAAGGGTACTAAGGGGAAAGAATGTCTCAGGGTTCACTAATACTTCCAACGTCGGGCACGCTCTCGGGCCTAACCTTGGTGCAGCTTGTAAACGCTGCGCTTGCGAATCTTGCAAGCCTTGCAAGTGGCGCAACCGACCCCGCAACGCTATCGGGCGGCGTGCAGCCTTTCAGCTTTTGGCTTGACACCTCGGTGACGCCAAACGCGCTTCGGATGCGCAACGCTGCGAACAACGGTTGGGCTGAGTTGGCAACGATCAGCGGCAGCACGGTGACATTGACCGCGCAAACCGTCACGCAAGCCGCCGATGATTCATCGACAAAACTGGCATCGACCGCGTTTGTGCTTGGTCAAGCCGCAGCAAGTGCGCCGCAGCCGCTTGGGGCCTCTCCTGTTGTTGGAACGTCTAAGAAATACGCACGCGAAGACCACGTTCACCCAACCTTGATTCCATCGGGCACGGTGATGCTATTCGGTCAAACCGCAGCGCCGACAGGCTTTACCAAGCTGACTACGCACAACAACAAAGCGTTGCGAGTGGTGAGTGGCACGGCTGGCTCGGGTGGCTCTGTTGACTTCACAACCGCGTTTACAAGTCAGAGCGTAAGCGTCAGCGGAAGCGTTGGGTCAACAACACTATCCACGAACCAAATTCCAAGTCACCGCCACCGCGTTTACGCGGGTACGGAAAATCCGACTTGGTACGGACAGAGCGGAAACTATTCGGGAGGGCAGCAGAAAAACGCCGATTCGACCGATTACGAGGGTGGTGGGCAATCTCACTCACACAGTCTTTCCGTTTCGGCCAACGCGATCAACCTTGCGGTTGCTTACGTTGATGTGATTATGGCCTCAAAGGACTAAGACATGGAAGGAACAACCATTGGCCCAAACGGTGTCACCTTCCCCGACGGCTCGTTGCAAGGCTCCGCGTCGGGTTTTCCCGCTGGCACGGCAATGCTGTTCAAGCAAACAGCCGCGCCGACGGGATGGACGAAAGACACCACCAACAACAACGATTCCGCACTTCGTGTTGTAACGGGCTCGGCGGGTAGCGGAGGCGCGACTAACTTTACAGCCGCATTTACAAGTCGCACACCCACAGGTTCATTAAGTAGCACAGCCGCAACGAACCAAGCCACCACGCAAAGCGGCTCAGTTAACGGAACAACTTTGGGAACAGGCGAAATGCCAAGTCACCGCCATTGGACAGGCGCTTACTATATGGACGACTTCAACGGCAACAACGGGTATTTGGGCGTTCAGGACGGTGACAACTATTACAGCGCTCTTTATACCGACTACCAAGGCGGCGGTGGCTCTCACAGTCATGGTTTATCTATGAATTCGCACAACCACACGCAAGACGCACACAGTCACACATTTACAGGAACAGCGATGGCGTTTGACGTTAAATACGTTGACGTTATCATTGCCACTAAAAACTAACCACCACAGGGGATTGCATGGAACTAAAGAACGGGAATTTTTGCCCACTCATAAAAAAGGATTGCGTCGGATTGAAATGCTCGTGGTTCACGCAAGTGCGTGGGACAAACCCCAACACAGGCAAAGAGATTGACGAATGGGCGTGCGCAATTGCTTGGACGCCGATATTGCTTATCGAGAACAGCTTGATGCAGCGACAAACGGGCGCGGCTGTTGAATCATTTCGCAACGAAATGACCAAAGCAAATGAGGCAAGCAATAAAGTGTTGCTTGCGGCTATGAATACCAACCCCCAACAGGTAATTGAGGTGAACAAATGAAACTTACGATCGTGCGAAGCGATGGCCTAGTAATCAAGAATGGCAAGGCTTATGGCGACCTTGATATGTCCTCCATCGACCCGTCAATTCATGCTGTCCAATGGGATGACGCTTCGGGCCAAATTGAGTTTGTTGTTGGCTCTGACGGCATTAAACCTGTGAACAAGCCAATCACCTCGATTGACGAATTCCAAGCCGTGATTGATGAGTGGGATGCCAAAGATTACGCAACGAATCACCCTCCCGCACCTTCTCCCAAGCATCTTTTAATCGCGTGCGTTGCTCGCGCGAAAATGCTTTTAAAGGACACTGATTGGTCGCAATTGCCCGATGTTCAAGAAAGCCTATTGAACAAGAATGAGTTTGATGCCTACCGAGAAACAGTGCGGAGTTACGTTATCACTCCAGTCGAAAGCCCAGTTTTCCCCGATTGCCCAAAAGCAATTTGGGCGTCCTAATTTTGCTCTGTAATGCGCCCAAAAAGGTAGAAAGATTAGCTCGATGCACGAGAAAGACCCGTCAAACATCCCGCTCATAACCTATGCGTGGGTCATTGGACTTTCAATCATGGGGGGTGTTGTGAACTTCATACGCAAACTTCAAACGGGCCACGCTCGTGTTTTCAACTTGCTTGAATTCATTGGCGAGATCGTGACCGCAGGGTTCACGGGCGTGATTACGTTCTACCTGTTCACCAACGCCAATGTTGACCCCTTAATGACCGCCGCCGCCGTCGGTATCAGCGGCCACATGGGAAGCCGTGCGTTGATGTTGTTCGAAAGCTGGCTAACCCGCCAATTTCCACCGATCAAGTGATGTGGGGCCCGAATACCTTCTTGCGCTGCAAGCCCTCCGTGGTGCGTGGGCGGGGATTCAATATTGTTGCGAATCTCTGCGCGAAGGCACGGTTGAAGTTCAACGCGTTAAGAAAACTGTCGAAGGCGGTGTTGCAGATGCCAAGGCACTTTATAGAGAAGTGTCGGGCCTTTGGGGATGGATTAAGAACCTTCTCGGAGGCGCACGACCAATTGCGTCAACACCTACGCAAGCACCAACGGTTGCAGCGACAAGCGAACAACCCAAGTCGAAAAAGAAAAAGCGCGACGAGTACGTTGAACACATCCCAACCCAAGATGAAGTCGTGCAACAGTTTATCGGACACCTCGGCGAGTGGTTCGACAATTACGGGGTCTTGAAGGCGTATGCCGAACAGCGATACACCGAGATTTTCGGAAAGGATGAGATCAATCAAAAAGACGTACTAGAACTAACGCAATTGCAAGCCGAACTCGATGCGGCTTATCCAACGCTCTCGACATTGATGAGCGGTGCGCCTTGGCAACTTGGCCCGATTTGGACGCAGTTTAGGGAGATGCAAGACAAGGTGAAGGCGGGGCAAGCGGCGCGGCAAATGAAGGCGCGACGCGAGAAAGCCAAGCGTGATGCCGAGGCGTTTGTGGCGCGTGATGAGCGCATCGACCGCAACGTGGTGGTGTTCTTCACCGCGCTGTTGATTGCTTGGTTTTGGTTTTTGATGGGATTGGTTGCAAATGCGTAAGCCCGAGAACCTTTGGTTGATTATTTTTTTGGGCACGTTGGTGATGTGCCTTTGCACGGTCATCTTTTGGGGGATGTTGAAGTTTGCGGTGCAAGACGGTGAGCGCACCCGCGACCGACGCGAGAACCAAAAGGCAACGCTTGCGCTTCGTGATGAGCGCGAGAAGATGGAGCGATTACTAAGGACGGTGAAAATCACCGAGAAAGGCGAAGAATGAAGTTGTTGTTCGTTGTGGTGGTGGCCGCAACGGTGTTCGGATTGACCAAGTGCGAAGACCGTTACCGCTACCCCTGCCAAAACCCGCGCAATTGGGATTTGAAGGAGTGCAAGCCGCCGATTTGTTCGGTTGAAGGCACATGCCCCGACAAGCTGTTGCCCCCTGAGATGTTGATAAAGGAAACCGAAAAATGACCACCCTCGAAAAAATCAAAAAGATCGTTTGCATCTTGCTCGGACTTGACGGCCAACCGTTTATCCCACAAGAGCGCATGACCGTCGAACAAATTCAAGTTCGCGTTTGGGCGGTGGTTATTCTCACGATCTCGTTCGTGTTCGCCTCGACCGTATTGATCGCAATTCTGTCGTTGGTGTTCACCATCCAACCCATGCTCCGCATGGCCCCGATCGACATTGTGTTTGCGAAGCAAGTCAACGACGCCATGTTGTTGTCTGGCGGCGTGCTTGGCGGCGTTGCTGGCATGACCTTCGTCAACGCGGGCGTGAACTACGTTTACAACAAGCTGCAATCCGAAGCGACTACACCACCCACCACAGAGGCAACCACAACCGATGAAGAACAAACGAAAGGCTCCACACCATGACCGAATTTCACAAGAACTTCCCTTACTCCGAACTCATCCACACCGACCACCGCGAGTTTGACAACACGCCCACCGAGAATGAGAAGTGCATTATTGGTGGCAAAGAGGTGTTGGTAAACGCCGTCGCCAATCTGCCGCGCTTGTCTCAGTTTTTGGGCAAGTTGAAGCACGAAGTATTTGGTGGCCGTGCCGTTTTTGTGAGTAGCGGCTTCCGTTCGCATGATGTGAACACAGCCGTGAAAAGCAAGGACACGAGCGACCACCGTCGCGGTTGCGCTGCCGACATTAAGGTGGACGGCATGACGCCCGACGAAGTGACCCGCGCCATCATCGCGTCGGGCTTTGACTTCGAACAGGTGATTCGTGAGTTCGATCGTTGGACGCATATTGCCATCCCGACGCACGAAGGTGAGGTTGGCCGCAAATCCAAACTAATCATTGACAGCGCGACCCCCAACGGTCGCCCATTCGCGTGATGTTTGGGTATTTGACTTACATCAAGTGGAGCGCCATTGCCGCCGCCATCATGTTTGCGGCGTGGTTCGGGCGCTCCTTCACTGCGCTTCAATACGAAGCCCAAATTGCCGAGCAAAACCGCCAAGTCGCGGAGTTGCAAACGGAGAACGAGCGCAAGAGCGTGCGCGTGGTCACAAAGTACGTTGACCGCGTGCAAGAAGTCGAAGCGCAAGCACGAACGATCGTTAAGGAAATCCCCGTATATGTCACCAAAGATGATGATTCTCGTTGCGTCGTGCCTGTTGGCTTCGTGCGCATCCACGACGCGGCTGCAAACGGTGACGCCCCAAGCGCCCGAGATTCTAATGCGGCCCCCTCGGGCGTTGAACTCTCTGCCGTCGCCAGCACCGTCGCCGACAACTACGGAATCTGTCGCCAAAACTCGGAGCAACTAAAAGCCCTCCAAGAGTGGGTGCAAGAAACGCATGGGCAGCAAAAAACGCCATGACGAAGACGGTTCGCCGCTCAAACGAGAGCGACAACCTAGCAAGCGCGAGCCGACGGAAGACTACGACATGCGAAAGCGTGCCGAGCGGGAAAAGGCTAGACGCGAGCGACGCCGACAGGTTCGTTGACGGCGCTTGCGATCGCTTGGGCGTGTGCCAATCGCGGCACGCGCCTTCGTGCCCGCCCGCCGCGTGCCGTATGCGTGCCATCCGAACGGACACTTCACAACATCAACCAACACGCGCTCAAATCTAAGCGGTTGATTGGCGACGTTTTCGGCGTTGTTTGATTGTGTGCGGGGGCGGAGAGGGTGGGATTCGAACCCGCGTTGCGGTTTGGCCCAACCCCTTAACGCTGTTGTTTTTTTACCACGCCGAGTTTTGCCGCGTGCCGTGAGCGTGCCCAATTACTCGCCGCCGCGTGCCTCATCAAGCGTGCGACTTGTCTCGCCCACGCTGAATTCTTGCAGCACTTCCACCACGCTTTCGACGGCCCCAAGCGCCTCGTCGATTTGGGTCAACCCCTCCTCCATCTCCACGCCGCGCTCGGCCTCTTTGAGCGCATCGGGTAGGTTGTCGTAAGCGTCTTGCTCCTCGTCGCGCACGGCGCTGATTTGCGCTTGCAGCGCTTCAAATTTGACCCGCAGCGCTTCCACCTCGCCTTCAATGGCGGTGAGCGCGTCGATCGCGTCGCCGAGTTGCTTTCTTCGTTGCTTGTTCATGCCCCGCCCTTTTTGGTTTGTTGAACTTGGCCCGCTTCGGGAATCCACTTGCCGTAAACCCGCGAGATCGTTTGAACGTCTTCGTGGCCCATTTGCGCAGCCATCCACCACAGGTTTGCGCCTTGCGACAGGCGCGTGCTCGCGTAGGTGTGGCGCGTTTGATAGGGGTTGCGATAACGCACGTCGGTGGCCTCGATCGCGGGCTTCCAAATGCACTTTCGCACGGCTTGGTCGTCGAGTAACGGTTTTCCCGTGCGCGGGTTGTGAAAGACAAGTTTGCCTTGCAATAGCGTCCACTCGCGTTGGGCTTCAAGTGCGGCCATTGCTTGATCGTCGAGTTCGACGACCCGATTGCCCGCCACGGTCTTTGGGCCTTTCTCCAATTGCAGCACGAAGGCGCGATGCACGCGCACGGTTCGGGCTTTCATGTCAACGTCCGACCAACGCAGCGCGATCAACTCGGAGGTGCGCAACCCCGTGGCAAAGGCAAACTTGATGAAGTTGCGGGCTTGGCCTTTGGCGGCGTTGCAGATTGCGGCCACCTCGGTTGGCGTGAACGGGTCTACAACGTAGGTCGAGGGCGTGGCCGACTTCGCCAAGATGCGATCGAGGGCAACGCGGTCAAACGGGTTGGCCTTCACCACATCGTCGTTGATGGCATCGGAGAACACCGCCCGCAAGGGGATGAGCGTATTTCGCACCGTCTTGGCCGTGAGCGTCACCGACTTGGCCCAAGCCCGAATCGTCGCGCCTGTCACCTCCGAAGCCAGCATTGCGCCGAAATAGGGTTTCAAGTGGTGACGCACGGCCTTGCGGTAGCCGTCCAACGTGGACGGGGCCATGTTGCCGCGATCGACAGCGGCTTGGGAATCGGTAATGAAGGCGTCCAACATTGCGCCGACGGTGAGCGTGTCGGCGGGCTTGGCGGTCTTCTTGGCACGCGGCGACTTGGGGAAATATTCGCCGTAATTGAAAACGCCCCGAACAATCTTTGCCATGATCTCGTCGCGCAATGCCTTGGCGAACTTGATGTTGGCGGGGGTTGGGGGCAGCGGCAGCGATTCACGACACCGAATTGCCCCCATTTGAAACGTGATTTGGATGGTTTGCGCTTGCTTGTGCTTGCGCACCGTCACGCCTGTTGGCAAACCCCTTTCGCTCCGTCCGATACCCACTTTTGCACCGCCCCGATGTGAACGTACAAATTCCCGTCGCCAGCGACCTTCGTGTGTACGCCGTCAACAAAATGGCCCGCACGCCGCTTGGCGTGAACGCCGCTTGGTGTCTCGCCGCTGATCTCGCAATACTTGCGCAGCTTCACCCATCCCGTAAAGACTTGTTCATGTCCCATTTGTCATTCCTTGGTTTAGTTCGCCAGCAACACGCCAAACAAGATGGCGCACGCGGCGATGATGTAGAGGCTCCACCGCAATCTCTTGGATGGTGAGAATCGTTTTTTCGATCGAATCGTTGCCAGCGGTGGAGACAGCAAAGCGGATTGCACCCACCTGTCGCCCGCGTCCAACGTCGGCATTTTTTCCCGATCAAACTTGCTTCCAATTTGCACTCCCGTCTTCGTGGTGTGAAGTGGCGAACCGTCACGCTGTTGTCCCATTTTTCTCGGCCTCCATTTGTTCGATGAGTTGTTTGGCAACCCGCTTGGTGAAGTTGTGCGCGTGTTGCCGCACCAACCAAACGTCGGCTTGCAACTCGGCGTGCGCTTTCGCGCCTCGCTTTGCCAACACGCCTTCCATGTACCTCACCGAATCTTTGCAGTCGTACAGCACCCAACGGGCTTCGCAAATGCGCCGCCATTCGGGTGAGTACGTGTTGATCGTCACGCGGTGAACTCCACGCCCAATTCGGTCGCGGCGTAGGCTTCCACCTTGGTCATAAAGTCAGCGAATTTGCCAACCCCAAGACCCGCCGTTGATTGGCCCATAGTTTCGCCGTTTGGCAACTCCACACAACCGAGGATTTTTCGTTTCATGTGTTCGTGCCAAATCTCCGCGCTGTATTGCTTGCCATCGACCCACGCCTTCGCCTCAATTTGTTTGAGAACGTGGCCCCAATACCTCGCGTTTTGTTCGACGCTGCGCTTGGTTTCGTACTCGGCAATCGTGACCGACAAGGGCTTGTCGGCTTCGGCCATCGAGCGCCAATTAGCACGCAAGAACGACCAAAGCGATTGCGCTTGCGTGTCACTTCGTAAGATGAAGACGCGAAACATGGCTTAAATGCAGTCGGACAAATCAGGTGGAACCCAACCCTCGGGTTTTCCGATCTTGCCGCCCTCTTTAATGACGGGCTTGCCGTCCACCAATTTGCGCTCGTTGGACAGCAACACCAATTCGTCGGCGGTCACTTTGTCGAAGCCCGCAAAGTATGCGACGCCGTTGCCCGTCACATCGCAGTCGCACAGAGCATCCAACGCGGCTTCGCGCATGGGGGTTGGGATGCCCGCGATCATCGTGCCTTTTTTCAACGAATCAGACAGAGCGATGAGCGTTGCGATCGCCGTTGCTATTGCGCGGCGTGAGTGCCATGCGTCTTGGTTATCTTCGGGGCCGATGATTGCAAGCGTCGCCAAAAACTCCACTTGTTCTTCGATGTGGCAACCGATTTGAAGCGACAGGTTTTCGACGCTTGGTTGCTTGCCACATGCGGCAAGCCAATCGGCGGTGCGTTGGAAATTTGATTTCATAGTGTCTTTCTGTGAGGAGTTAGTTTTTTGATTTGAGCGCACGGGTTGCGCTGTCGTAGGCTTTGCGCATTGCGCGGAGAACGTCAATTTCAAGCGACTTGCGACTTGTTGATGAGAACCACGCACGCAGCGAATCGGCTTCCATCGCTTGCAACACGCGCTCGGTGACGGGCTCGACTTGCGAGTACCCGCCACCGATCACGAAGCCATCTTTCAATCGAAAGCGGCCATCGTTGAAGCACACGGCTTGCGTTGGTGTCATGCGGCTGATTTCCAAAACCTTGTATGTGCGACGCGACCAACCGCTATCGCACGCCAAGGCAACCTTGTCGCCAACTTTCAGATTGTCAAGCCACTCGTGGTAAGCCATCTTCGATGCTTCGTCGGGGTAATAAATCATTTGCTACCGATCAAAATGGAATGTCATCGTCCATGTCGTCGAAGTTTCCGCCGCTCTGTTGGCGTGCTGGCGCTTGACGTTGTGCGGGTCGCTCTTGCTGCGCGGGTCGCTCTTGGCGCGGTGCTGCGCCATCGTCACGGCCACCCAACAATTGCAACTCGGTCACAACGATCTCGACGGTGTTCTTTTCGACGCCTGTCGTCTTGTCGGTGTAAACGCCATACTTCAAGCGCCCTTCGACATAGATCGGTTTGCCCTTCTTGATGTACTCGCCCGCGATCTCAGCGAGGCGTTCGTAAAACGTCAGTCGATGCCATTCGGTGTTCTCGATGGTTTCGCCCGTGTTCTTGTCTTTGCGTCGGCTTGTGGTTGCGATGCTGACGTTCGCCACAGCCGAGCCGCTTGCCATGTAGCGAACCTCGGCATCACGACCCGCGTTGCCGACCAAAATCACTTTGTTTACTGACGCCATTTAATTGCTCTCTTTCGTTTCTGTTTGTTCGTCTTGTTGCTCGTCTTCATACGAAAGCATCTCGACTAAGGTGTTGATAATGTCCGACACGGCTTTGACTTGAATCGCCGCCTCCGCTGCCCAATAGTTGTCTTCGTTGTTCTCCAAATCATTGACGGTGAACGCGATGCGGTTCAAGCGAAATTCGCTCGTCAATCGAAAATTGACTTCGGGCAAATGAAAGCCAATCGACTTGACGCGGAAGCCAAACGCGAGCGCTTCGGTAATGGCCGATCGCGCTTGCTGCAAAGACGACATTTTGATTGACACCGTGCGGCCCTCACTCACCAAGGCCACTTCGTCGCATGGCTCGAAATTGCCAAAGCCCTCGTCGTCTTCAACCCAAGATTTCATTCGGGTTGTCAAACCGTGTTTGGCGTCCGAAACGTGGAGCGTTTCAGTCTTCACACTGCCGACCGCTTGAATGAGCAACGTCACGCACACGTCGGCAATCGCTTTGCTGCCCGTGGCGACGATGAGGTGGCCGCGTTCGACAACGTAGTAACAAATGACCGACGCGGTGGTTTTCACCAAGGCGCGGCGTGCGAGGTCGATCATCACGCCGTCTTTGATCTCGGCGCGTTCTTTCTTGCCAACCTTGCGGCCCGTTGCGTACTCGACCACATGCACCGCTTTATCGACGGCGACCTTGATGGCGGCGCTCGGAATAATCTTGTCGTCCACGCGCACGCGGAAGGCAAACCCACCCGCGAAGCGTTCGACCAATTCGCCGTCGGTCACGGGCACGAAGCCGACCGAACGCACTTGCGTTTCCATGCACTCGGTGAATTGGTGTTTTTCGAGGTGGTCGGCCAACGCCTCGGTGTTTGTGGGAATGGTCGCCTTGTATGTGATGGCGGCTTTAATGAGTTTCATTTTTTCTCTTTCGTTGTGGTGGTGGGTACTCGCGGCGCTGTAACTGTTGCTCGTTCGTCTTTTCGTTGATTGAACCAACGCGCTTTCCCCAAAAACTTAGGGTGCGATCACCCACAAGGCGGTTTTGATGATGACGCCCGCGAAAGCGCCGATCGACGCGGCCATAAGCCAAAACACCGCGAGGATGCCAAGCGCACCCGCAAAAAGTTGGATGATCGAACCCATTACTCGCCGCCTTTCTTCTCGTCGTCGCCGTTGCCGTCTTGCGCGGCTTGCTTGTCGTTTGCCGCTTTCGATTGCTCGGCGATGTAGGCAATCATTTGTTCGTCGCCTTGCTTTTTGATGGAGGCGATCACGTCGGCGGCATCGCGGAACATCAAGAACCCAAGGCCCGCAAGGATGCTATTTACCGCGCTCAATGGCAGTTCGTAGATTTGCAGCACGTCGATCGCTGCCATCAATTCTTTGGAGTTCTCGACGTTGCGCAAACCCGCAATGACTTTGGCGACAGAGGTCGCGGAAAGTGAAAGTTGAATGGTTGGTTCAACGGGTTGTTGTTGTGCTTCTTGTGTCATGGTTTCTTTCTTGGTGGTTGGGATTAAGAACGGCTCGCGGCAATCGACTTTTCTTCGAACGCACGCACGCCAGCGATTTGCATTTGGTCTTTGAGCGCCTTCGCCATTTGGTTCAACGCGCTTGTGTTCACGTCGAGCAAATTCAAGAAAGCGGGGTTGGCTGCAACGTAGGCAACCAAGGCAGCTTTGTCGGTGACTTCGGCTTTCCACACGCCACGCATGGACACGCCCGACACTTTGGCAACGGGCGCTTCGACCACGGGGGCGGTCATCACCTCGGCGAGCGTTGCAGCGCTCGCGGCTTCGATCGCGGCGTTGGCTTGCACTTCGGCGGCTTGCTCCACATCGCCAGCGGCCAACAGCTTGTCGGCCTCGGCTTGGGCAGCGGCGGCAGCGGCGGCAGCTTCGCGGGCAATGCGATCTTGCTCGGCACGCAAGGCGGCTTCGGCTTTGCGGCGTGCTTCGGCGGCGATGCGCTCTTGCTCGGTGGTGTACGAGATCATCTTGCCTTTGATGATCTTCTCGGCTTGCTCTAGGTATTGCGTCGGAGCGCGGAACAAGTCGTTGACCGCCTTCAACGCTTTGTTGATCGGCCCCGTGATCGAGGTTCGTTGGTCTTCGATCGCCTTGGCCTTGGTCTTGATCGCCTTCAACTCGTCAGCGGCCAATTCGTAGGTGTCGGGGGAATCAATCACCATTGATTCGACCATTGCGAGCGCTGATTGGGCGCGTGTGTTGATCGCGGCGGCGTCGGGTGCTGCAATCTGCGCGAGCGGCGCAAAAATGTTTTCTGTGGTCATTTGTTGTTCTCCAAAAAGTTTGTGATGGTGAGAAGGGAAACGAAGGTGGCCCAATCGGATTTCTTGGCCCACTCGATCAGGCGATAAGTGCCGTCGTTGCGAAGTTGCACCGTGCCGCGCTTGGCGTTCGCCAAGTTCAACGCTTGCGCGTAGGCGGCAGTCTGCAAACCCCAAATGGCGTGTGAAGCGATCGACGTTTTAATGTCAATGACCCATTCCACGCCGTCGATCAAGCAAACCCGATCGACCGTGCCCGCGTAATGCAACGCGGGGTGAAAGCATCGCGCTTCAATCTGCAACCACGAAGGGCGCATTTCTGTGCGAAATTTTCGCCATGCGTCGAGGTAGCCAACAATCTTGTCGTCAACGCTTGATTCGTCGAGGTCGCCGTGGTCGTCGAACTCGCAAGCCAAGTGAACCGCTGTGCCGCGCTCTTGCGCAGCGAGCAAGATGCTTTCAGGCACGCCGTCGAAGTTGTGCAACGTGCCGAGAATTTGCGTCACGCTCGGCACGCGCTTGCCCTTGAACGTGTAGGTGTGCGTCGGCTCGTCGAATTCTAGAAGTTCAACCATGTTGCCGCCTTACATCGCCATCAAATACGCTTTGGTCATGTCGAATTGGTCGGGCGTCAGCGTGTCGAAACTCTCCACGTTGTTTTCGCGCAACACTTCGTCCAAATCCAAGCCGAGCGACTTCACCTTGTTTTCTATCCACTTCAATTGGCCCGCGCTGACAGGTTTTGCGGCGTCGCTGGCGGGCTTTTCTTGTTGGTGTGTGGCTTTGGGTGTCTCGGCGTCTTTTGCGCCCTCTGTGCGCGATTTGGGCAACGCGACGGCGGGCTTGGTTGGTTCGGCCTCGATCGTCATGCCGTCATCGAGCGATTTGCCTTCCATCTCGTCAGCGGTTGGGGCCGAGCCGATTTCGGGGAAAGCCATTCGAAGCGCTTGGGCTTGTGCGCACTTGGCGAGTTGACCGTAAGGGCGTTTCTTCCACATCGCGTTTGGCGCGGCGCTGTCTTTGCCCGCTGTGGCATAGTTTTCTTTCCAACGCTCCACGGCTGAAAAGTCAGCGGTCGAGCCGTCGGGCAAACGGCGCTTGACCGTCACCTTGCACCATTGCGGGTAAGTGATTTCGACGCCGCCGACCTTCTCGGTCATATCGGGGCCAAACTCGGGTTCGGTGATGCCGCCGTAAGAGTTGGAGCGTGCCGCTTGCACGCGATACAAGCCAATGCCCGCCATGACCACATCGCGCATGACCTTTTGTTTGGAATCCCACATGGGGACGATGTGGACGGGCTTTTGCATCGGGTCAAGGCCAGCGGCGCGGCAATAGCCCAACACCATCTTGATGCTGTTGACCGAGGCGTTCGGGTACAGGCTCGTCGCCAGCACTTCGACCAACTCGGCCTCGCTCATTTGCAATGCGGGGAGCATTTGCGGTTTCTCCGTTGTGGTGAGATCGTTCATTGAATTTTCCTTTGTGGTGGTAATGAAGCAACCGTAATGCTACCTCATTGGGAGCATTGCACAAGCAATTTTTGCGTCGTTTTGAGTTGTTTCGTTGTTTTTAGGCGAATGTCATGCTTAAAAGTTTTCAATTTCCCACCCGCCGCCGTGCTTCTTCGCTTTGGGCTTTACCGCAACGAACTTGAACGGGTACAGGCTTGCCGCGACCTTGATCTTCACGCGGGCGTCGTCTTGCCAAAAGCCTTTGACTTCGTGCATCTCCATCAACCCGTCGGTGAGCATCACGGCAAAGTCGGGGGTGTAAAACGTGTTATCGGCAAGCCGCAATTTGACCGCTTCGAACTTCCACCACGCCACATCCCCGCCAAACATGCGGTAGGTGAGCGTGCGCGAATAGGCTTCTTCGGTCTTGTTCATGTCGCCCGTTTTCAGGCGTCCAAGGGCTTGCAAACTTCGGTGCATCATGTGTGGCTTTCAAGTTCGGGGAATAAGTCGAGGGTGCGCGGCCCCTTGGCGCTTTTGAGGTGATGCGTCAAGAATTTGACGCGACTGCCCTTGGGCGTTTTCATGGACAGCAAGCCCGCGTTTCGTGCGCACTTTGGCCCGATCGCTTCGTTGCCGATCAGTACGGCGGGTTTCGTGGGACGCCCGCAGAGGGCGCAAATCGACTTCACCCTTGGCCCCTTGCTCGGATGGATGCGGCCACCATGTGACAGCCTTGCGCTTCGGCTTCTTTTGCGCACGCTTCGCGCTCGACCAATACCCACTCGTCGCGGCTTCCGTAAATCAATTGCTCGCGCACATGAAGGGCGACCAATTCCGCAAAGCGTTTAAGCTCGACGGCGCAACCGTGACCGAGTGGAATGATTAGCACCAAGCCGCTTGGCTCAATTCGAGCAACTTGAAATCCAGCTTCTCGCGCTATGCGCATCAAATCTTCGTTTGCCATTACACGATCTCCCACAGACTGACGACCGTGCAATGCACCTTTGGGTTTTTGGCGTTGACGTAGCCAACCCGCTTGATGTGCCCCGCCTTGGCCGCACGAACCATGACCGCGCCCCAAGTGCGAAGGTCGGGTGGCGGTGGCAGTCCTTGCAATTCGGCGTACTCGCGCACGCCCTCGCTTGTGATGCACTCACCCACGGAGCGCGTGAGCGTGTATTGCACGAGAAGCGCGGCGGCTTTCTCAGTCCAAGACGGCATTACGCGGTCGGCGTGGTCGGCGGCGCGGGCAATTCCGCTGTCGCGTTCAACTTGTGCTTGTGATGGCATGGTTCATTCTCCTTTTGGTGGTGGTTCAAATTGGGGTGCATGGCACTTGTGGCGTTTGAGAAAGGCGCGGATTGCGGCCAATTCCCTTTCGCGCACTTCGGGCGTGGTCTTCGTGGATAGCGATTGGTTCGCCAACAACGTGTTGGGCTTGTCGGGGATGCGCGGCCCACCGTTGCACAGGTTGCGAAACGCGATCGCAGACGGTGGGAAGTTGGCGGGCAAGTGCGCCAACGCGTATTCCATGCTCGGGCGGTAGGTGACGAAGCGGCCAAGCTGTTCGCGCCACACTTGGCGAATCACGCCGCTTTCGACGCCATCCCAATGACGCACGAACGAAGCACCATAGACCGCCGCCATGTACGAAAACAGGAAGTCCAAGCCTTCGTCGGGGCTGCAAAAATCACTTTCCAAGTAATTTGGCATCGGGTCGCCCTCCAATGAATCCACGGGTTAACCCCGACAACACGTTGCGGTTGTTCTCACCCGACTTGCTGACAGGCATGGCGATCGTGCGCGGCGGCGCGATCTCGTCACTCCATCGTTCTTGGTTCAACCACGTTGTCGCGTGCGGGATGTACTGCCCACCGTCACGGCTCCATTGGTCGGATTGCTTTTGCGCGGCCAACGCTGTCAGCATGGTTGCCAGCAATTCAGGCGTGGGCTTGTGCTTGGCAAAGGCTTGCCGCGCCTTGGGCTTGGCCTCTTTGCGTGGGTACGCTGCCCAAAACTCCGCAAACAACGGGTCATCGGCCCCCTTGGGGGCTTTGGGGGTTGTTGTATTGGTATTGGTATTGGTATTGGTATTGGTATTGGTAGCATTGGGTTCGGTATGCGATGGCATAGCAGACGCATTGCCAACGGATGACTTGGCGTTATGCCAACGCTTTTCGGCGCTCTCGCGTGCAGATTTTTGGCGGGATTGCATGGCCGCAATCTCCGCGTCGCAACGGGCGCTTCGCCATCCGTCGGGGGTGGCTTCGAAGAACTCGGCCAACACCGAGGTGACGGCCTCGACCTCGTTTCTCATCCGAACGAGGCGGGCGCACTCCGAGGGGTCGTTGGGCAACAGACCTTCGCGGAGGTAATAGCAATCGAGCAACCGCCGATATGCCAAATCTTCGGCGTCACTGAGGTGCGCCGTGTGGCTGGCATAGTCGCCGATGTGGAAGTGGTAGGAGTGCATCGCGGCTTCCCTTTGTGGTGGGCTTACTGCTTTGCCTTATGGCCGCGCATCTTCGACTTCGGAACCAACAACTCCTCGAACGTCATGGCCCCGTTGGACGCCTTAACGAGCGCCAAGGCCAAATCCACGCTCGGGCGCTTGAACCCGTTCTTGATGTGTTCGAAGTACGAATACTTCGTGCCCGCCTTGTCGCAAACGGCTTTCACGCGCTCGCGCCCCTCTTTTTTCCAAAATTCTTGTGCGTTCATTTGTGTTTCCTAAGTGATGGTTGTGTGAATTGCTACCTACAAGGTCGCACATTATGCCCCCAAAAAGGTAGCATTGCGGGTTTGTTAACTCCACGGAGGTTGATTTTTATTCGTTGGCCCTGCCGCTGCCCAACGCATTTGAGTGATACGCATGGACGCCACAGAGATCAGGTTTAAGAACTTCTCGACACTGTTTCGGCAGTTTCGGGAGGAGAACTCGCATTTACCCAACAGGGGGATGCTCAAACTATTTGCGGAGCGCGTCGAGTTATCCGATCGGTATTTGTCGCACGTCAAACACAAGCGAAAAAACATAGGGGCAGCAATAGCCCGACAGATCGAAAAGCGCTTGAAACTCCCGCACGGTTGGATGGATAACCCACACGACAAAATCGACGCGTCCAACGAGCAAGAACGCGAGTTTCTAGAAACAGCGTTGGCCCTATTCAGGACAGCGCCACAGGATGCACAAGCCGCGATGATCGACATACTGAGGAGGCGATTAACAGGCTTGGGCAAGTAGAAAGAAAACATGCAATCCGAAGCGGAGTTTTTGTTGTTGCTTTCCATGATCTCGCCCGATGAGTACCCCGCCGTCTTGCGCGAACTGTTGCAAGTGGTAACGGAATTCACACCTTTTGTTGACGTTGTGCTTCCCACGAGGTAGCATTGCATCGCCAGCGTGTCTCCCGTTGGCTTCTCTTTGTGGTGAGAACCCCGCGCAAGCGGGTAGAAAACCCCCAAGGGCTTCGGCTCTTGGGGATTTTTTGCGCCTGTCATTGGAGATCACCCGTTGCACGCAACGCGGCGTTGATGACCCCCAACGAAAAGGCGACTTCGCCGCTTTTCCACAGCGACAGAATTCGGCGTGCTTGCTCTCGTGTCATTGCGCCGACCTCCGTGTGCGCGAAGCTGTCTTGGTTCGCGCCGCTGCCAGCGCTTGCAATCGTTGGGCTGTCATGGCCGCTTTCATAGTCTCGTCAGGAATCACCGTTTCGGTGGTCGTGAACTTGTGACCGTTCGCACACTCGCGGCGTCGCATAAGGCCAAACGTCGGCGACATGCGCGTTGAATTTACGACCGTCCACACGCCGCACGTTGGGCACACCAAACCCGATGAGGTGGATTTGTGTTTGGTCATCGCATCAACCCCGCAAACGGGTTGCCCGCATGGTTCACCCACGATTTGCCCGCACGGATGCGGCAAATCACGGTTTTGTCCACCCCATAAATTGCGCCCTCCTCGCGGCTTGGTCGCGTCGATAGTCGGATGGCGTCGGCTTGCTCTTGTGTCAGCTTGGCCGTGGTCGCCCGCTTGATCGCTGAAATCTTGATTGACCGCATCCGATTGCCCGACACGCTCTTGGCCGCACGCTTGGAGCGAAAGACCGCGAACTTTTCTTTGGTGTAGTGCTTGAAGTGGGCGAAATAGACGCACGCCTTGTTTTCGCACTTGGGCACGATGTAACCGCCCTCGGGATAGCCCAAGCCCATCAAATCGGAAAACAGGCGGCGCACCGAGTGCATGTTTCCACCGTGGCAGACTTGCGGAACGCGCTTGCTTGCGAGGTAGCCTTGCCACTCCCAACAGTCGCCGACCTCGATCGTTTTGGCTTTCAGGCTTTCGACGGTGTGAAAAGTATTGGTTCGGGTCATAGTGGTGCATCTTCAAAGTTGTTGGGGTTGAATCGCGGCGGCTTGCCGCCTGTTGGGATTGGGTGCGACGGAAACGGCCACGTCGCGTTCTTGGGTGGCTCAACAATCATCGTCTTGCCTTTCACGCGGCTCGACGCCGCTGCCGTGGCATTTGTAGCAATTCGAACCGTCGTGCATCCCCTCGCCCGAACCGCTGCAACCCGAGCAAATCTCGTCTTCGTCGTCTTCCATCCAAGCGTCTTCGTCTTCCGCTTGGTTGTCAGGGTTGCCAGCGTGGACACAAAAGTTGCACGGCGGCGATATGTGGCAAGCGCAACCGCTGTTCGCAAACGTCGCGTCGAACTCGTCGCGGTCGGCTTGCGCTTCGGGCGTCAAAACCTTGGTCATGCTTCGGCCCCTTTCTTGGCTTCGGCCTCTGCGTCTGCCTTCATTGCTTGCAACCACGTCGGTTGGTGTGACACGGCATCACGCAACGGCATGATTACGGCCAAGAAGTTGTGCGCCTCGGCGCTGTTGCTCGTCACCACGATGCCGCTGTTCTTCTCGGGCTGGTTGAATGACACGCTGCAACCATACTTCGAGTTGTTTGTGCCGACCTTCAACGCGTCCGTCACGCGGCTGACGTAAGTCGGATTCAACCCGTCGAACAGCGTTGGCGTTGCTTCCGTCTTGGGGATAACCCGCATTACGTTGGGAAAGGTGCCTTGAATCTCCCAACCTTCACGTCGCGGTTGAACGTACACCTCGAAACCAAGTTTCTCGGTCACGGTTAAGCGGTCTTCGATCAATTGCAGAAACGCGGCGTTTTTGGCTACGCAAGCCGCCAACAGCTTTGGACTTGTGCGCAAGATTGCGGGACGCTCAACGAGCCCGTCGGCGTCTTTCCACAACCCTAGCGCGTGGCCGTTGGTGGCGGCAATCAGCACGCCGCCAGAGGCGATCGGCTCGACGTACACGCCGTTCAGGTAGTAACGAATATCCGAAGACGCCTTGAACTTGCCAACGGCGGCAAAGAGGCGGGAGTTAATGTTGAGTTTCATTTTGATTGGCTTTCGTGTTGTTTGGCGGTGTCGATCACTTCGCCTTTGAGAATCGTGTTTTTCACGCCGCAGTCGCAGCGGTGGGTAAGTTCAATCGACCAATGGGCATAAACCCAAGCGCTGAAATCGTGATGCGTCTTGCAATCGGGGCATGTGTAGCCCTTGCGGGGTGGCGTCTTGTCGGTCACGCTGCCGCCCCCGCTTCGATCATCGCCTTGCCCATCGTGTGAAAGTACGCCTCGGCCACTTTGGTCGGCACAACGTACTTGGTGCGACGGTTCGCGCCTCGGTGGGTGAGCGTCACCAAGCCAAAGGCAATCAGGTCGTCGAGTTTGCGGTGCAAGCTGGCAGGGGATGCGATCGCGCTTTGGGCCATCACCTCGGTGACGGTCATGTGGTCGTCGCCGCGTGCGGCTATGACGTGCAACAGGGCGCGGGCCACGAGATCGCACGGCAGTGTCGTTGCATTGGTCGCGGAAAGAAACCGCACGAAGGTGGAAGCGTGTTTGGTGTTCATTTGATGCTTTCGGGTGAGTTTTAGAGTTTTTCGCACTTGTAGGTGCGGGGGGCTTGGGAAAGGTACGCGCCGACAATCGCCACTTCGACGGCAAAGACCACGGCCAAGGTGATCGCAATGGTTTTGATGATGGTCATTGGTTTGCCTTCGCTTTCATGTAGGCCAACAGGCGCTTGACGCCTCGGCGTTTGTTGGATGTGCCACGAATCCACCAAAGGCCCGTACTCGGCCAATAGTCGATCGTTTGGTTGCCCTTGGTGAGTACCAAGTGGACGCCGCCGTTGTGAACCACGAACGGGATTGCGTTGTGTTCAAGCATCGCGGTTGACGACGCCATGTTGGAGCGCTTTTTTTGCTGGCTGTGCGCCCGCATGTCGCCCCAAATTTCGGCCATCTCGCTCATGCCGCATCGCCTTTCGATTGGGCGACGTGGGCCTTGTATTGCGCTTCGTACTTCTCGAAATACTCGGGGAAGGCGGCAAGGAGGCGTCGTTTGTTGTTGCTGTCGGCGCAGTAGTAGAGATTTGCCAACGCTTTGACGAAGCTGCCGCCGATGACCTCCATCATGTGCAAGGCGTTGTCGTACTCGCGGGCGCTCATGCCGACCACCATTGGACAAGGGCCAAGGCCAAGCCCGCACCGATCACCAAGGCGGCAACAACGTCGAGCGTCTTGCCATGCTTGCGGGTGAACAACAGGCGATTGATTGCCCGAACGTCGGTGTGTTGAGTGAATTGGTTCATTTTGATTTCCTTTCGTGGTGATAGGGCCGTGGCCCCGATTTCTTACAGCTTGCTAAATTCGCCCGTCTTCGCAGACTTCCAACAAACGATTGCGCCCCCGCGTGGGCCTGTCAGCGTATAGAACGCCGCTTCGAATCCACGCTTTTGCATGTCTGCGCCAAGTGCGCCGTCGATCGCTTCAATGTTGGCGACCGTGTATTTCTTGCCGTTGATCGTTGTTTGTGTCATTTGGTTTTCCTTCGTGGTGTTTGGTTGCTATGACGCAATCATAATTCCAAAAAGGTAGCGTTTCGTTAGTGAAGACCCTAAATCTTGTAAATATATTTGCGAAGCGTTGCTTCAAAACAACGAATGAAAAGGCTTTTTTTCTGCGCACCTATGCGTCGGGCCTTTGTTGGCCTCTGTTAATATCCGCGCACTTATGGGTCGCAAATCAAAACTCACCGCAGAGCAATGGCTAATCGTCGAACGGCGAATGGTCGAAGGCGAATCAATTCGGGCACTTGCCCGCGAATACGGGGTGGCTGAATCTTCCATTCGCCAACGCAAAACCACGCCCGTCGCGGAAATCCGAAACGCAGCAACGGCGCTGGTTGCAGCCGAACGAACGATTGCCTCGTTGCCTATTTCCGCGCAAATTTCCGCGCATACCCTCGCAGCGAGGTTACGGTCAATCAGCGACAGCTTGGCTGGTGCGGCTCAAATGGGAGCGGCCACCGCGCACAGGCTTTCAGCGATCGCCAACAGCCAAGTCGCCAAGGTCGATGACGCCGACCCGAGCAAGAGCATGGACATGTTGCGCGACGTGGCGGTACTCACCAAGATGGCAAACGACGCCAGCACGATCGGGCTCAACCTCTTGTCGGCCAACAAGGAGATCGTCAAGAACGCCAACTTGGAGTTGGAAGACGACCCAATGGGTGTGGTGGACATGGGCGACGTTGAAGCCGCGATGCGCCGCATCCATCAAACCGCGAATGGTTGATGTTTTCGAAGACCATTCGAACCAAGGCCGAGCGCATCGCGCTCATGGCCCAAGTGCGCGACGTTGTAGACCCGCGCAACGGGTTGGCCCTGTTTACCCGTTTGGCCTTCTTGGAGCGCAAGGGCTATCGGTGGGTCAACAACTACCACCACGACTTGATCTTTGCCGCCCTAATGCGGGTCTACCGTGGCGAAACCAAGCGGTTGATCTTGAATATTCCCCCGCGCTACTCCAAGACCGAGATCGCGGTGGTGAACTTCATTGCGTGGTGCATGGGCATGAACCCCGACGCCGAATTTATTCACACGAGTTATTCGGGCACGCTCGCCAGCAACAACGCCTCACAGGTGCGCGACTTGGTGCGCACGCCTTTGTTCAACCTTTGCTTTCCAAAGACCCACATTAGCGAATCATCAAGTGCCAAGTCGGATTGGCGCACCACCGAGGGCGGCGTGGTCTATGCCCAAGGCTCGGGCGGTTCGATCACGGGCTTTGGCGCTGGCAAGCTGCGCGAGGGCTTTGGCGGGGCCATCGTGATCGACGACCCGCACAAGGCAGACGAGGCGACGAGCGACACCATGCGCAAAAACGTCATCACTTGGTTTGGTAACACGCTCGAAAGCCGTAAGAACGACCCAAAGAACACGCCAATCATTCTCATCATGCAACGCTTGCACGAAGACGACCTTTCGGGCTTCTTGTTGGCGGGCGGCAACGGCGAGAAGTGGGAACACGTCAACATCCCCGCCATTAACGACGCGGGCGAGGCGCTTTGGCCGTTGAAGCACTCGATCGACGAGTTGCGCACGATGGAGCGAACCAACCCTTATGTGTTCGCGGGGCAGTACATGCAACGGCCCGCACCGTTGGGCGGTGGCATCTTCAAAGAGGCATGGTGGCGCTATTACTCGGCACTGCCGAAGGTCAAGCGCATCATTCAGTCTTGGGACACCTCGTTTAAGGTCAAAGAGCAAAACGACTACTCCGTTTGTACTACTTGGGCTGAGTGCGATGCGGGTTACTACCTAATCGACCGCTTCAAAGACAAAATGGAATACCCCGAGTTGAAGCGCACAGCCATCAATCTCGCCAACACGCACAAGCCGAACGCCATCTTGGTTGAAGACAAGGCCAGCGGCCAAAGCCTTATCCAAGAACTAAGGCGCGACACTAAATTGCCCGTCGTTGCCATTCAGGTTGACAGCGACAAAGTTTCTCGTGCGCACGCGACGACGCCGTTGATAGAAAGCGGTCGTGTTTTCCTTCCCGAAGAAGCGCCTTGGTTGCTTGATTACATCGCGCAGTTGGGCACGTTTCCAAACGCAGCGCATGACGACGACGTGGACAGCACGACGCAAGCGCTTAACTACTTTGCCCGAGGCGGTGGTTCAACAGGTCTGTTGGATTACTACGCCGAAGAAGCGCGGAAGATGCGAGAAGCGAATGGCGGATAAAATAAAACCCCTAAGTGGTTCAGACTTAGGGGTTTTTAGCGCATCACGAAAGGTTTTATGAAGCAAGCTAATTCTATTACAGACCAACCCGACTTCTTAAAGTTGCTGCGGTATACGGGCAGCGGTTTTGTTTGGTGCTCGGCTAGACAAGGCGTTGTCGTTGGTAAAGTTGCTGGCACGATTGACCGCGAGGGGTATCGTCGAATTAAGATAAATGGCAAGAAGTACGCCGAACACCGATTAGTCTATGAGTTGCACCACGGAGCAATTGAAGACGGTTTGGAGATTGACCACATCAACGGGCGACGCGACGACAATCGAATTGCAAATCTTCGGGCGGTGACAAAACAGTTGAATTGCCAAAACCGCAAGCGGCCTAACCTCAATAACGAATCTGGAACGCTTGGGGTTTATCTGCGCGAAAGCTCGAAGTGGCGGGCAACAGCAATTTGCCCAAACACAGGGCGGAAGATCATTCTTGGTGAATATTCAACCAAGCAAGAAGCCGTCGCATCTAGAATCGCTTATGTCCGCGCAAACTACGCGGGGAACACGCTTTAAGGGAATCACGAATGGCACAGCCAACTAAAACACCAATCGACCAAGGCATCATCGACCGCGTGGTGCGCGGCGTGAAATACGTTGTGCAAGGTGGCAATGCCGACGCATGGTTTGGCCCGCAACAGCCGCTTGCACCGTTCGCCCAAGATCAAGCCAAGGGTCGCCAATTCGACTTTCAGGCGGGTTACAACGTCAACATTCAACCGCGCCATGCCGAGCCCGTCGGTTACGCGCAATTGCGTGGCCTTGCTGACAACCTCGACTTGCTGCGCTTGGTGATTGAAACGCGCAAAGATTTGATGTGCAAATTGAAGTTCGAATTCAAGCCGATCGACAACAAGAAGCCAAGCGACGATCGTTGTGAGGAGTTGCAACGCTTCTTCCGCTTCCCCGACCAAGAACACACTTGGGATGAGTGGTTGCGCATGATCTTGGAAGACTTGTTTGTGTTGGACGCGCCCACGATCTACCCACGCGCCAACCTCGGTGGCGGCTTGTATGCCTTGGAGCCGATCGACGGTGCAACCATCACGCGCAAGATCGACGGCACGGGGCGCACGCCACAGCCGCCCGAAGTGGCTTACCAACAAATCATCAAGGGCGTGCCCGCTGTCGATTACAGCCGCGACGAATTGATTTACAAGCCGCGCAACGTGCGCACGAACCGCGTTTACGGTTTTAGCCCTGTTGAGCAAATCTTGATGACGGTCAACATTGCGTTGCGTCGCCAAGTCAGCCAATTGCAGTATTACACCGACGGCTCGACCCCCGACCTCATCATGTCCGTGCCGACCGAGTGGAACCCCGACCAAGTGAAGCAATTTAAAGAGTGGTGGGACAGCATGTTGGCGGGCAACACGGGCGCACGTCGCGGAACGATGTTTGTGCCCTCGGGCGTCAATCCCGTGAACACCAAAGACGGCTTGTTGAAAGACGGTTACGACGAGTGGTTGGCCCGAATCATTTGCTATGCGTTCAGCTTGCCCGTGCAATCGCTCATTAAAGAGATGAACCGCGCCACAGCCGAAAGCGCACAAGAGGCGGCAAAAGAAGAAGGCTTGGCCCCCGTGATGCAATGGGTCAAGGGCTTGGTCGATTACATCGTGTGGAAGTATTTTGGTTATCAAGACCTCCAAATGGTTTGGGTCGATGAGAAAGCCCCCAACCCGCTTGAACAAGCCCAAGTGAACAAGATTTACGTCGATGCGGGCGTGAAGCTGCCCAACGAGGTGCGCGAGGAGATTGGCTTGGATGCCCTCACCCCCGAGCAAGAGGCACAAATGGCCGCGAAGAAGGCCAAGGCCATGCAAGATGCAATGGGCGCGGCTGGCGTTGCACAACCAAACGACGGTGGTGGTGGCAACCCGCCGCCCAAGAAAGACGACAAAGCGGCCAAGGACGACACCGCAAAGGGCGAGGGTCTTGGCTCAAAAAAAGCGATGCGGGTGTTGGCCCCGCTAAATCGCCAACGCTCAACCGTCATTCTGACGGCAGGGCGACTAGCCACCCATATTAACGACGAGTTCAAGGGCTACGCCAAGACCGCTTCGGCGCAATTGGTGGCCGCTTACTCGGCGCTGACCAAGGACGACAAACCCGCGTTGACACCCGACGAGGTGTTGGCCTCGCTGCAACTCGATTGGCCCGACATGGTGGACAAGACCGCCGAATTGTTGGCGCTCTTGTCTGCCGACGGTGTAAGCGTGGGCGCGGCACAAATCGACTTGGTGAATACCACCGCGCTCGACCTAGCGTTTACCCGTGCCGAGAACTACGCCCGCAACCGTGCCGCCGAGATGGTTGGCAAGAAGTGGGTCGAGGGTGAATTGGTGGACAACCCGAACGCCGTGTGGCGCATCGACGAATCCACCCGAACCATGCTGCGCGTGCAAGTCACCAACGCGATTGAACAAGGTTGGTCGAACGATCAACTCGCCAACGCGATTGAAGACAGCCACGCGTTTAGTCAAGACCGCGCCATGCTGATCGCACGCACCGAAACCCAAATGGCCGACATTGCTGGAAACGTCGCCGCCTATGAGGAGGCGAACGACGCGGGAATTGAGGTTTGGAAGAAGTGGATTACCGCCAACGACGACCGCGTGAGCCCCGATTGCGTGTTGAACGGCAAAGCCGACCCGCGCAAGATGGGCGAGAAATTCCCGAGCGGTGTAATGCAACCACCCGATCACCCGCGTTGCCGCTGCGACGTGTCGCCCGTTCTCTTTACTGATTTGGTGGCCGCATGACCTACACCCCGAAACCTTCCACCCCCGCCCGTGCGGGCGCGATGGACGCATACAAGAAGCCGTCGTTGGTGATGGGCAAGCCCGTGCCACACCGAGCGCCCCACGGTGGCCCCGTCGGTGTGCTTAAAGATCAACGCCCACACCACAACAACGCATGACCAAGAGCGAACGCGACGATCGTTATTCGCGCCTCGTCGATTTGGGGTGCTGCGTGTGTATGCGCGAGGGGTTAGGCCCAACGCCGCCCGCCATCCACCATTTGCTCACGGGACGAGTGCCAAACCGCCGCAATACCGACGATCAAACGATTGGCCTTTGCCCGTATCACCACCAACACGGGCCAAACGGTGAAGCCGTCCACGCTGGCAAAAAGTCTTTCGAGCGCAACCACGGCTCCGAGTTGGAGTTGTTGGAGTGGTCAAATATGATGATTGGATGGGGTGGAAATGCTACCATCGGGGCAGCAAATCACGCGATCGGGGGCAATTTATGAGTGCAGGGTTATACAAAATGGTCTTGGAGCAAGGCGCGACGTTTAATCTCGTCGTGACTTGGCGCAACCCCGACCAAACCCCAATCAACTTGCTCGGGTACTCCGCAAAGATGCAAGTGCGCCCCTCCAAAGGTTCGACCGACGTGATCGCCACATTCAGCACCGACGACGACACGATTGTGTTGGGCGGCAACTTGGGCACGATCATGTTTGACGTTGCCCCCGAAGCCACTGCGCAGTTGCCAGCGGGCGTGTATGTGTACGACCTCGAAATGCGTAGCAGCGGCGGGCAAGTGACCCGCTTGTTGGAGGGCGCATTTACCATTGACGCCGAGGTGACGCGATGAACGTCGAAGTCAAAACGATCAAACAGGTTGTGCAGGTCGTAGACCAAGGCACGACCGTCGATGTACTCACCACAAAGCCACAAGTTTCAGTCACAGCGGTTGGGCCACAAGGCCCAAAGGGTGACGATTCAAACGGCAAACTTGGCGGCTATGTCGTCAACCTAACCAATCCGCAGAATTTAGACGTTCTGCAATTTCAATCGCAAGAGTGGGTGAACAATCCACAAGCCAACTTGACCGACGGCGGCAATTTTTAAGGGGTAATTCATGTCAAACACCATTCGCATCAAGCGCGGCGCATCCAGTAGCAGCGCACCCGCATCGCTCGCAAACGCTGAATTGGCGTTTAACGAGATCACGAAAACGCTTTACTACGGCCTCGGCACGGGTGGCGCGGGTGGTAGCGCAACGCAAGTCATCGCAATTGGCGGTGAGGGCTTCGCCGTTGACTTGGTGAGCGATCAAACAATTGACGGCCAAAAGACCTTCGTCGAAGTCATTGTTGGCGACGTGAGCGGCAACGCGGGCACGGCCACCAAACTCGCCACCGCACGCACCATTGCGTTCACGGGTGACGCCACCGCCTCGGGTTCGTTCGACGGCTCGGCCAATTACAGCCAAGCGATCACGCTGGCAACGGTCAACAGCAACGTCGGCGCGGGCTTCACCAAGGTGACGGTCAACGGCAAAGGTCTTGTGACCGCAGCGGGCCAAGCATCACTCAGCGATTTGTCGGCCCCAAGCGCTGATTTGTCGATGGGCGGCTACAAAGTCGTCAACGTGGGCACGCCTACCGCTGACACCGATGGCGCGACCAAAGGTTATGTGGACAGCGTCGCACAGGGCTTGAAGCCCAAGGATTCAGTCAAAGCCGCGACGACCGCCAACATCACCTTGTCGGGTGAACAAAACATTGACGGCATCAGTGTTGTCGCTGGCGATCGCGTGTTGGTGAAGAATCAAAGCACCGCGTCGCAAAACGGCATTTACATCGTCAGCGGTTCGTCATGGGCACGTTCTAGCGACGCAAACGCTTGGTCTGAATTGGTGAGCGCGTTCGTGTTCGTCGAAGAAGGTTCGACGTTGGCCGACACGGGTTGGACGTGTACCGTCAACCAAGGCGGCACGATCGGCACAACCGCCGTGACGTTCACACAGTTTTCGGGCGCGGGCTCTTACGCGGCTGGTAATGGCCTCTCGTTGGTCGGCAGCACCTTCGCCGTGGTCGCCAACGGTTCGACCATCGATGTTTCGGGTAGCGGCATCAAGATCGCCGACACCTATGCGGGCCAAACAAGCATCGTGACCGTGGGCACGATCGGGACAGGTACTTGGCAAGGTAGCGCGATCGCCGTGGCTTATGGTGGCCTCGGTCGCACCACGCTCGTGAGCGGCTTGGTCAAAGGCGCGGCGGGCGCATACGGCGCAGCGGTTGCGGGCACTGACTACCTCGACCCATCAAGCACCGTGGACGGCGGCACGTTCTAACTCGGGCCTTTGCCCCGTACATACGGGGCGTTTTTTTAGGTAGATACCAATGAGCAACATCATCATCCCCAAGCGTTCGTCGGTAGCGGGCAAAGTGCCGCTTTCCACCGATTTGCAGATTGGCGAAATCGCCATCAACTTAGCGGACAAACTGCTATATACCAAAGACGCGGGCGGGGTGGTTGTCACCATTGGCGGTGGTGGGGGTGGCGGCAGCACATTCGACGACAGCTTGTTTGCGATCTTCGACAACGTAGACAACACCAAGATCGCCAAGTTTGATGCCGCGACCATTGGCACGGGTACGACGCAGACGTTCACACTTCCCAACGTCAGCGCGACCCTTGCGCACGTTGGCAACTTCTCGCAAAGTTTTGCGGGTTCGGTGTCGTTCAACAACGCGGCGGGCTTCTTCGGCATGTCCACCGCGAACTCGTCAAGCACGCTTGGCGGTGGCGCAACGCTGTCGGGCAACACCAAGACGATCAACGTCGGCACGGCGGGCGCAAGTGGCTCGACGACCAACGTCAACATCGGTTCGGCGGTTTCGGGGGCGACGACCAACGTCACCATCAACGCGACGGGCTTCAACTTCGCCAGCGCGAGCGCACGCATCACAGGCGATTTCAGCAACGCGACGTTGGCAAGCCGCTTGATGTTTCAAACGAACACGGTCAACGGGGTGACAAGCATTATCGCCATCCCGAACGGCACAGGCGGCGCGGCGGCGTGGACAGTAGCCAACGGCCCCGACGTGGCAAACGCATCAACGGCGCAAATCTACATCGGCGCGGGTGAGATGCAATTGCGCTCGTCCAAGAACGGCACGGGCACATATTTGCCGATCGCGTTCTACACGAACAACGTGTTGGCGGCGACCCTCGACACCTCGCAAAACTTGACCGTTGTCGGCAACGTAACTGGCAACTCCGACGAAACGCTGAAAACCAATTGGCGTCCGTTGCAACGCAACTTTGTCGAGATGCTTGCCAACGTGAAGCACGGCATTTATGACCGCCTCGACATTGAAGCGACGCAAGTGGGTGTTTCCGCTCAATCGTTGCGTTGGGTACTGGAAGACGCCGTGATGATGGGGGCCGACGGCAAGTTGTCCGTCGCCTATGGCAACGCCGCATTGGTTTCAGCAATTGCGCTGGCCGAGCGGGTGGTTCAACTCGAACAACGATTGGCAAAACTGGAAAACTAAGAGGCTCGAATGGCGGCGATTTTCAGCGTGTTGATTTTGGCAATGCGAACCGAAACGGTTGGGGCGTTGGTCAATGTGGTGAAAGAGGTCGATTGCTCGTTGACCGCGAGCGATTCGGGAACGACGGCATCCATGAGCATCACCGCGCCGTTGGGTGACGCCGACGTGGACGACTTTACGCCTTACAACGACTTGACCGAGGCGAAGGTGTTGGGATGGGTGGATTCGGTGATAGATGCGCAAGCGTCCAAACCGTTTATGCAACAAATGCTTGATTACATGATTGCCTCGGCATCGTTTGGTCGGCCCGCGTTGCCGTGGGTGTAAATGCACCTCAAATTGGCGGCTAGAATCTGAGCATAGACAAAGCCATTGATTCGGCTATGATTGCACGAAATAAACTGCTACCTTAATGGGCGCACTGAAAGGAAAACGGCATGAAAAACATCTTCGCGGAAATCTGCAAGGTTGATGACGAAAAACGCATGGTCTATGGCTACGCCAGCACCGAGGCGTTGGACAGCCAAGGCGAGATCGTGACCAAAGACGCGATGGCCGCAGCCCTCGACGATTACATGAAGTTCGCCAACATTCGTGAGATGCACCAACCAAGCGCCGTGGGTGTGGCTAAGTCTGCCGAGATGGACGACAAGGGTTGCTTCATTAGCGCCCACGTTGTTGACGATAGCGCTTGGGCCAAGGTCAAGGCGGGCGTTTACAAGGGCTTCTCCATCGGTGGCAAGGCGCTCGCCAAAGCCGAGGGCATCATCAATTCGTTGAAGTTGTCCGAAATCAGCTTGGTCGATCGCCCCGCAAATCCCGAAGCGCTGATTACAGTTTGGAAAGCTGACGGCGTTGCCGCCTCTCCCGAACAAGCCGTGACCGAGTTGGCCGCGTTGCTCGACAAGGGCGATATTTCCCCACAACGCTTGGTCGAGTTGGCGCAAGCCGAACTTGCTAAGTCGAAAGAAACGCCCGACGCGCCTGTTGAAGTGCCCGCCGTGGAAACGCCAGCGGTCGAAACCGCCGTCGAAGTACCCGCAGCCGACCCCGTGGCCGAACCCGCAGCACCCGCAGCCGACGACGCTGCCAAAGCTGACGAAATCCCAACGAGCAACGGTATTGCCAAGGGCATGTATACCGTTGCTTGGTTGTCTGAGTTGCTTAACTCGTTGAACAACTTGCGCCAAGACGTGACTTGGGAAGCTGAATATGAAGCCGACGGAAGCGCCTTGCCCGCCATGCTTAAAGATGCCGTCGAATTGCTCGCTGGCATCTTGACCGACATGGTGGCCGAGGAAACCAAAGAATTGACCGAAGAAGCCAAAGCCGATCACGTCGTGGACGTGGCAAAAGCTGGCAAGTCAATCTCGGCGAAGAATATGGAAAAGCTGCAAGCCATGCACGACCACTGTGCCGCGATGGGTGCAGCTTGCAAGGCTGACGAAGCCGCCAAGCATGACCACACCGAAGACGTGAACAAGGCGCACATGGACGACCTCGCAAGCGTCCGTGCTGACTTGCAGAAATTGAACGACGCGAACGAAACGCTCAAAGGCGAGATCGCCGCGTTGAAGAAACAACCCGCAGCGGGCAAGGCATTGTTGAACGCAATTGCCGTGTCTAAGGCGCAAGACGGTGGCGGCATTGATGCCGACGACACCAACAAAATCGTGCCCGTGGCAGATGCCAAGGGCGACGTGAATGATGTTGCATCACTCATTAAAGCTATTCATTCCAAGGGCGGCGTGATCGCTTGATCTTCGCTATTTCATCAACTACTTTTTTTCAACAACTCCGCTTTCTCTGAAAGGAAACGATCATGGGTGCAAACACTACCGCAGAAACCTTGGAATTGCTCAAAGCATCCCAAGCCAAATCCGACGACGTGATTAAGTCGTTCGTGCAGCCGAATTCGGCAACCACAGGCTTGCAAGCCTACAACTTGGAAGCTCCTTCCAAGAAGATGTACCCCATCTTGACCCCATTGCGCAACGAAATTCCTCGTGTGAGCGGTGGTTTCGCTATCCAAGCAAACTGGAAAGCGATTAACAACATCAACGTCGCCAACGTGCGTGCGGGTGTGGGCGAAGGTCAACGCGGCGGCGTCATCAACTATTCGATGACCGAAAACTTCGCGGCTTTCCGTGGCTTCGGCTTGGAAAACAGCGTGACGTTTGAAGCCAACTATGCTTCGAAGAACTTCGAAGATGTGAAGGCTTTGGCCGTGCAACAAACTCTTGAAGCCACAATGGTGCAAGAGGAGCGCTTGATTTTGGGCGGCAACACTTCGGTGAACTTGGGCACAACCCCAACTCCAAGCGCAACAGGCGCAAACACTGGCGGCGCTTTGCCCGCTGCAACGTACTCTCTGATTTGCGTTGCCTTGGGTCTGCAAGCCTACCTCGACGCCGTGGGTGTCAACAACGGTTCGACAGGTCAATACTTCAACGCAGCGACCGCCGTCATCCCGTCCGAGATCACTCGCACCAACGCTGACGGTTCGACAAGCACCTTCGGTGGTGGCGCTGCCGAAGTTTCTGCCGCTGCCTCTGTGGTGGTTGGTGGTTCGGGCGCTGGCTCTGTGACCGCATCCGTTGCAGCCGTTCGCGGTGCTGTGGGTTACGGTTGGTTCTTCGGTGCTTCTGGCAGCGAAAAACTCGTGGCTGTGACCTCCGTTAACAGCGTGAGCATCACCGCCGTGGCCGCTTCGGGCGCACAAACTGCCGCCTCTATGGGTAGCGGTGACAATTCGACTTCCACTTTGGATTTCGACGGTCTGTTGTACCAAGCCATCAAGACAGGCTCAAACGCCTATTACAAGGCGATGGCAACTGGCAACACTGGTTTGACTAGCGACGGCGCTGGCGGCATCGTGGAATTTGAAGAAGCCTTTATTGGTTTCTACAACAAATATCGCCTGTCTCCTTCCGTTGCCTACATCAGCGCACAAGAGTTGGTGAACATCACCAAGAAGATCGTTGCCAACGGCGGCGCTCCTCTGTTGCGTTTGACGATGGCCGCTGACAACCAAGGCACTATCCAAGCGGGCGTGCGCGTGGGTCAATACTTGAACAAAGTAACGGGCACGATGGTCGATTTGATCGTTCACCCCAACATGCCAGCGGGCACGATCTTCTTCTACACGAAGAACCTGCCTTACCCAATGAGCAACGTCAGCAACGTGGCTCAAATGCTGTTGCGCCAAGACTACTACCAACTCGAATGGCCGCTGAAAACGCGCAAGTACGAGTACGGTGTTTATGCCGACGGCGTGCTGCAACATTACGCACCATTCTCGATGGGCGTGATCTCCAACATCGCCAACGCGTAAGCGACGGCAATGTATCGGCGGGGCTTCGGCCCCGTCGTATCGTGGAAGGGGGTTTGCGCCCCCTGCCATGTCATCGAACCACAACGAAAGCACCACATGAAACTCAAAGCACCAAACGGCGTAAGCAGCTTTTCACACGGCGGCGAACTCTATGAAGTGAAAAAAGGCGTGATTGAAGTCGAAGGCGACGCGATCGCGGTTGCCATGTTTCACGGCTTCACCGACGCGAAAGCGAAGGACGACAGCAAAGACGACGCAGCGGAAGCCGCAGCGTTAGCCGAAGCCGAAGCCAAGGCGCAAGCCGAAGCCGAAGAAGCTGCCGCAGCGGAAGCCGCCGCAGCCGCCGAAGCCGAAGCGAAAGCACAGGCCGACGCAAAGAAGTAATCCCCACGGGGAGAAGTCGCCCGCCGAATTGATCGGCGTGGCGCATTTGAATTTTTAGGGGTAGGTAATGCGCATCGAATTGGCAAACGTCGAACAGGTTAAGAACTACCTCGGCATCACCAACGTGAGTGATGACGCATTACTGACGCGCCTCACCAAAGCCGCGAGCGGGTTCATTCAAACGTGGTTGAACCGCGACCTCGGCCAAAGCACCTACACCGAAACACGCAACGGCACGGGCGGCGACACGATGTTGTTCGCCAATTACCCCGTCACCGCTGTTTCAGCCGTCACCGTCAACGGCGTTTCCATCCCGCCAAGCCCAAGCGCTTTCGAACGCGGCTATGTGAACGACGACAATGCGTTGTATTTGCGCAACAGCATCTTTGACCGTGGTCGCTTGAATGTGGCCCTCACCTACACGGCGGGCTATCCCGACGACGAAGTGCCCGCAGAGATTACCCAAGCGTGCATCGAACTCGTGGCGAACCGCTACCGCGAGAAAGATCGCATCGGCTTGGTGAGCAAGGGTTTGGCGGGCGAAACCATCACGTTTTCCATGAAAGACATGCCGAACGACGTTCGCACCGTCTTGCAGAATTACAAGAAGGTCGCCCCGCTGTGATTACCGCCGAGATCATCAACGGCAAACAAGCGCCACGCGCTATGCGCAACGCAATGGCCGTGGTGGACAGCGCGTTGGAACGTGCTGTGGTGAAGCTGGCAATCAAGATGACCGCGCTCGTGAAGCAAAAGTTGTCGGGCGAGGTGTTGAACGTGCGCACTAACCGTTTGCGCGGCTCCATCCACTACGAAATCCAAAAGGGCGACAACAGCGTGACGGCCACCGTGGGCACGAACGTCGTGTACGCCAAGACGCACGAATTAGGGTTGACCATCCCCGCGCACATCGTGCAAGCGCGTCGTGGCGCGGCCTTGAAGTTTCAGATGGGCGGCAAGGTGATGTTTCGCAAGCGCGTGACCATCCCCGCCGTGAAGATGCCCAAGCGATCGTTCTTGGAAGCCTCGTTGCGCCAAATGGCCCCCGAGATTCAAGCCACGCTTGCCGATGAGGTAGCGGGCGACATGCGCAAACTCATCATGGAAGGCGTGAAGTAATGAAACGCGAAGCAATTTACAAGGCGCTCTTTTCGCTGTTGCAAGACAAGATCGACAGCGTAACGACGTTTGAGCGCGTGTTGGCGCATTGGGACGACGTGAGCCCCGCCATGCAACCCGCGCTTTTTATGACGCAGGGCACGCAATCCGCATCACAGGCGACGGGCTTGCCGACCAAGTACACCTTGAACGCTAAGTTGTGGCTCTACACCCACCGAGACACGTCGAACGAAATTCCATCGGTCACCATCAACAACATTTTGGACGAGTTAGACGCCGCAATTGCGCCGCCTGTTGGCCCGTCCTTTAAGCAAACCCTCGGCGGCTTGGTCGAGCATTGTTGGATTAGCGGAGACATTGAAACCGACGAAGGCACTTTGGGCGTGCAGTCTGTCGCAATCGTCCCAATCAGCATGTTGGTGGTTGCGTAATTCCGCGCAATTGCTGGCTAAAATCACACCATCACTTTCTTGAAAGGAAATCGTCATGTCTCAATTCGTTTTTGGCTCGGGTGTCTTGTGGGGTACTCCTACAACTGACGCCGCTGGCAACGCCATCGCCAACCCAACCCCTGTGCAATTCGGCACGCTCCAAGACGTGTCGCTTGACGTGTCTTTTGAGAACAAGACCTTGCACGGCCAAAACCAATTCGCGGTTGCGGTTGGTCGCGGCAAGGGCAAGATCACAGGCAAGGCCAAGTTCGGTCAAATCAACGGCTCGTTGTTCAATTCGTTGTTCTTCGGCCAAACCTTGACCGCTGGCATCATCAACGACGTGTACGACACTTCGGGCGCACTCATCCCCGAGACTTCGCCTTACACCATCACCGTCACCCCACCAAACAGCGGCACATTTGAAGCCGACTTGGGCGTGCGTGATTCGAACGGCTTGCCAATGACCCGCGTTGCGTCTTCTCCCGCAGCGGGCCAATACAGCGTCGCCGCTGGCGTTTACACGTTCGCTTCCGCTGACAAAGGCAACACCGTCTTCATCAACTACCAATACAGCGCCACAAGCGCCACAGCCCGCAAAGGCACTGTGCAAAACGTGTTGATGGGTTACGCGCCTTCATTCCGCGTTGACTTGTATACGCCCTTCCAAGGCAAGTCGATGATTTGGACATTGCCCAACGCAATCAGCACCAAATTGTCGATGGCGACCAAGTTGGACGACTTCACCATGCCAGAAATGGATTTTGAAGCGTTCGCCGACGGCGCTGGCAACGTGTTGACGTACAGCGTCAGCGACCGTTAATCAACCCACCACTAAGAGACACACCACATGACCGCAATCACCGCACGAATCAAGGGCATCGAGACTGAATTTGCCGACGGCACGAAACTCATTGTGCCGCCGTTAAATTTGGCGTCCATTCAAGTCTTGCAAGATCGTCTTGCCACTTTCAAAGGTGGCATGGACGCTGACAGCATCAACTTGGTGGTCGATGCAACCATGATGGCCTTGCAACGAAATTATCCCGACCTCACACGCGAGCGCGTGATTACGGATTTGATCGACTTGGGCAACATGGAAGAAGTGATGGCGGCGGTCATGGATGTGTCGGGGTTGAAGCGTAAAGAGCAGGAAAAAGCGTTGGGGGAAGCGAAAGCGGGGGTGACGACCTAGATTGGGACGAGTTGGTTTTGCATGTGGCAATCACCACGGGCATGACCTTCGAAGACGTTCGCAATCAGTTCGACATTCCCCGCCTCGCTGCCTTCAATTCGTACACCGAGAAATTCCCGCCGCAACACGTTTTGATTGCGGCGTATTTCGGGTTTCCGAAAGAGAAGCCAAAGGCTGACGAATCGAGTTTTTCCGATTTGATGGCAGCTTTCCCGCAAGTGCCTCGCAGCACATAAACAGCCCCGCGACAGCAATGCCGAGGGGCTTTTTATTACGCGTGCGGCATGTTGTGAACTAAAATCGGCGCAAAGGGGTTTCCATGTCAGACAACAACATTGAAGTCAAGTTTGGGGCGCAAACCTCGGGCTTAAAAGAAGGCACAGCGCAAGCCGCCGCCGCGTTAGAAGCCGCCGTGGGCCGCATGGAAAAAGCCTTTTCGTCGATGGCGAAAGGGATGCAGACAAGCACCCAATCGGTAAACCAATCGCTCAACGAAATCAAAGAGCAATCGGGCCGCACCGCCACAGCCGTTGAAGGCACGGCGGGCGTGATCGGTCGCTTTGCATCCGTGGCCGCAATCATCGCCGTTGGCAAAGCCTTCGTGGACATGGCCGACAACGTGACGTTGGCCGACGCTCGCTTGAAGCTGGCCGTAAAGTCGTCCGAAGATTTCAAGACCGCACAGGCAGAGATTTACCGCATTGCCCAAGCCAATAACATTGGCCTCATGGAAGCGACTTCGCTTTACACGAAGTTGCATCCCGCCGTCACCCGTCTTGGTGGTGGCGTGCAGGAAACGGGCGCGATCACCGACGCGTTTGCCATGTCCATGCGCATCTCGGGCGCAAGCGCACAAGAAGCCGCCGCCGCGACGTTGCAGTTCGGCCAAGCGCTCGGCTCGGGTAAGTTGCAAGGCGACGAATTCCGCACCATGACCGAAGCCGCGCCGCGCTTGCTGCAAGCGTTGTCGGACGGCATGGGCGTGCCCATCGAGAAGTTGAAGCAAATGGGCACAGAGGGCAAGTTGACCTCGGACGTGATCGGCAACGCCCTTATCAAACAAGTCGATGCACTGCGCAACGAAACCGCAGGATTGCCCGACACCGTGGGCGGTGCGTTCACACGCATGAAGAACGACGTTTACGGCTTGGTCGGCGCATACGACACGGCCAACAAAAGCACAAGCACGTTGGCCCGCTTCATTGATATTTTGAGCGGCTACATTCGCGCCCTCTCGGACATTTTCAAAGACACCGCAGCCGAAGCCGATGGCACATCGGGGAAACTCGATTACATGGGCGCGATCGGTCGCGCCTTGGGCACGGTGATCGAAACCGTCATCATCATTTTTGCCAACTTGAAGTTCATGGTGGTGTCGATCGCCAAAGACTTCATTGCGTTTGGCTTGATCGTTGAAGCGGTTGCCAAGGGCAAGTTCTCCGATATTCCAAAAATCTTCAACGAGGCGGCAGAGGAGGCGAAGAAGTCACGCGCCGAGTTGGATGCCTTCGAAAAGCGCGTTCTTGGTTTGAGCGATAGCGTCAACCAAGCCAAAAAGGACATGAAAGGCGACGGCGCAGAGGGCGATAAACCCTCGCCCACTTACAAGCCGCTCAAATCTAGCGTGCCGCCCGAGGACAAAAACGCGCTCGCCAAATACGAGAACGAGTTGGAGCGCATGAAGTTGGCGCACGACAAAATGAACAAAGAGAACGGCACGTTCTACGAATTCAGTCGCCAGCGCGAAGCCGAGTTTTGGGAAGGTAAGTTGAAGGGCGCAAGCCTCACCGAAGAACAGCGCTTGCAAGTCGAGAAAAAGGCGTTGTCCAAGCGCCTCGAAATCAACAAGGCCGAGTTCGAAGCCAACCTTGCAGACTTCAAAGTGCAAATGGACGCGTACCGCTCCAACATGGACGCGAAGATTGCGATTGCCACGCAAGCGTCGGAAGTCATCAAGCAAAAGTACGGCGAAGAATCCAAGGAATTCAAGTTGGCGTCTGCGCAGATCGTGCAGCTTGAACGCCAAAAGCGCGAGCAATTGAAGCAAGTCGCCGAGGAGGAGCGCACGCAATCCGAATCGGCGCAACTGTTCGCCATCGAACAACGCGCACGCTTGGCCCAAATCGAAGTCGATCAAGGCATCACGACCGCCGCGCAAGCGATCGAGAACGAACGCAAGTTTGAAGAAGAACGCATTGCCATCAAGCGCGAAGCCCTCGGTCAGCGTTTGCTATTGGCTCAACTCGACCCCGACAAAAACATTGTCGAAATCGAGAAAATCAACAGCGCCATTCAGCAATTGGAGCAAGACCACCAAGCCAAGATGACCGAGATCAAGGCGAAAAGCACGTTGGAGCAAGGCAAATACTCCAAACAGTTTTTCGACGGCATGGAAAGTGGCATGACGGGCGTCTTGCAATCGTTTATGAAAGGCACGATGACGTTGACCAACTTGGTTCGCGGCATGGCGGGCGCGATTCTCGACGCCTTCACGAATATGTTGGCGAAGTACGTTGTGCAGCAAATCATGTCAAGCACCTTGGTCACACAAGCCAAAGTCGCCGAGGCGGGCACAGTCGTCGCGGCCAACGCCGCCGAAGCGGGTTCGGGTGCGGCAGCGTCCCAAGCGTCTATCCCCTACGTCGGCCCCGCAATGGCCGCTGCCGCCTTCGCTGCGACGATTGGCTTGGTCATGGGTGCAAAGAAGTTATTCAGCGCCTCCAAGGGCTTTGACGTGCCCGCAGGGGTCAACCCCGTGACGCAGCTACACGAAAGCGAGATGGTTTTGCCCAAAGAGCAAGCCGACGTGATTCGTGGCATGTCGGGCGGTGGCGGTGGCGGGGGTGGCGCTGTGCATGTGAATATTTCAGCGGTGGACGCCAAGAGCGTGCGCGATTTGTTCATGCGTGAAGGCGCGGCCTTGGCCGATTCGATTCAAAAGCAAGCGCGGGCGTTTAAGATGACGGGCAGCACAGTCAAGGGGGGCGCTCGATGAGCAACGCAGTATTTCCAACGCTCGTGGGCATCTCGTGGAACGTCGCCCGCGTGCCTGAATTCCGCACCAAGGTGCAAAAGGCGGTTTCGGGCCGCGAGTTGCGCTTGGCGTTCATGTCTTCGCCGATGTATACGTTCAAGATGAGTTACGAAGTGCTGCGCCAAGACGCGCTCCACGACGAACTCAAAACCCTTGGCGGCTTTTTCTTGAACCGCAAGGGAAGTTTCGATTCTTTCCTTTACAAAGACCCGAGCGACTACCAAGCGATCGACGCCGTGTTTGGCGTTGGCGTTGGCGTGCAAACTGAATTCCAGTTGGCCCGACCCTACGGAGTGGCGGGTTCGAACTTCTACGAAGAAGTTCAAAACATCGACGGCACGCCGACCATTTACGTTGAAGGCGTCGAAGTCAGCAACTACGTTGTCGGCCCCACGGGTGTCGTCACTTTCGATGACCCGCCAACGGGCGTGCTGAGTTGGACGGGGCAATTCTTCTATCGCGTGCGCTTCAACCAAGACGCGGCAGAGTTCAACCAATTCATGCTCAACTTGTTTGAGTTCAAGAAGTGCGAGTTGTACGGCTCGCTCTACAACAAGGTTTGAGCGATGCGCAACTACAACGAAACGCTTTACCCCGACTTCGCGGAATTCTTGAACACCGCCCAACAGTTCATCGTTTGCGACTTGTGGACGCTGTTCGTTTCAAACCCCGCGTGGAACGACGTAGAAGGTCTAACGAACTACTCCATCCCCTACCGTTACACGACGTGGGACAAGGACGTGACGTTGTACGACGAGGCGGGAAACCCGATCGACACATGGTTGGCAACGGGGCCAATCATTGAGCGTGACCGCGTGCGCAGCATGATCGGCGTGGAGGTTGACCGATTGCAAATGAAGGTCTACGCCAACGACACGATGGTGATTCGTGGTCGTCCGTTCATGCAAGCCGCTGTGCGTGGCGACTTGGACGGTTGCCGCGTGGAGTTGGAGCGGGCATTTTTCGATTCGTCGATGCAGATCAAAGGCGTGTTGAAAATGTTTGCGGGCCGTTTGGCCCCCGCCAAAGTCAGCCGATCGGTTGCCGAATTTGAGATTGCCGCCGACTTGGAATTGCTCAACATCCAAATGCCGCGCAACCTCTACCAAGCGGGATGCCAAAACACGCTATACGACGCGGGTTGCAAAGTCTCGCAAGTGGACGTTGCACGCGACGGAACGGTGGGCGCGGGCGCGACGACAACCGTCTTCACGGCCACCATGTCGCCCTCGGCAGCTTCGGGCACGCTCGATTTGGGTGGCGTGCTGTTCACGAGCGGCGGGCTTGAAGGCGTGGTTTGCACAATCAAGAGTTGGGATGGCACAACCGTTTCGCTGATTAACCCGTTGCCATTCGCCCCCGCAGCGGGCGACACGTTCAAAGCGTGGTATGGATGCAACAAGACGACCGACGCTTGCACCAACAAGTTCAACAACGTCGTGAACTTTCGCGGCTTCCCATTTGTGCCAGTACCCGAAACCATGCGTTGATCTATGACCGAACTCGAAAACCAACAACGTGATGCAGTCGTGGCCGAGGCGCTTTCGTGGCTCGGCACGGGCTACCACCACAACGCGGCAATCAAGGGCGTGGGCGTTGACTGCGCTCGCATCTTGGTGGAGGTCTACGGGGCCACGGGCATGATGCCCCCCATCGACCTTGGGGATTACCCGAAGGATTGGCACTTACACCGCGACGAGGAGCGTTACTTGTTGCGAATCGCCGACCTTGCCACGCCCACAAATGCGCCCAAAAAGGGCGACATTGCCCTTTATCGCTTTGGCCGCACGGTGTCGCATAGCGCAATCGTGATCGACGACAACACCGTGTTGCACGCCTTCCATAATGGCGGCGTCATTTTGTCCGAACGCGATGGGGCAGAATTGCGGGGGCGGCTGTTTGGATATTGGTCGCTTTGGAGCAATAAAGAATGAGCGGATTATTAGGCGGCGGCGCAAAAACCCAAAGCACGACGGCCCCAATGGAGGCGTCTTTGCGCATCCAAACGTCGGCGTATGGCATGGCTGTGCCCATCGTCTATGGCACAACCCGCGTGAGCGCGAACCTTATGTGGTACGGCGCGTTTACGGCGCACCCGCACACGACGACCACAAGCGGCGGCAAAGGCGGCGGCGGTGGCAGCACATCGAACACGACGTACACATACAGCGCAAGCATGATTTTGGGCTTGTCCGAAGGCCAAATTGTCGGTGTGCGCAAGCTGTGGAAAGACAAAGACAGCTATGCGAGCAACACGCTGTTCACCATCAAGGATGGCGACCCCGACAACCAAGTTGCGTGGTCATACCTGACAACCAAGTTTCCCACCCAAGCGCTGACGTATCGCGGCATCGCCTATGCTGCCGCCGCGAACTACGACTTGGGCGATTCTTCAAGCACGCCGAACCACTCGTTCGAAGTGGCGGGCTTGCTGATTGGTGACGACGACGCCACGGACGCCAAGCCGTCCGAAATCTTGCGTGACTACCTCACGAACCCACGTTACGGCGCGGGCTTCTCGACTTCGTACCTTTACAACTGGCAATCGTATTACGACTACACCGTGGCAAGCGGCTTGTTGTTCTCGCCCGCAATTTCTAGCCAAACCGCCGCTCACGAGTTCGTCACCTTGATGGCGAAACTCACCAACAGCGGCTTCTATTGGTCGGACGGTTACTTGAAAGTCACGCCGTACGGCGACCAAGAGATAACGGCCAACGGTGTGACGTACACGCCGAACCTCACGCCGATCTATGAGTTGACCGACGAAGACTTTATTTTTGACGGCAGCAACGACCCCGTGTTGGTCACGCGCTCGGCAAACTCGGACGCTTACAACAAGGTGCAAGTCGAGTATTTGAACCGCGCCAACCAATACAACGTCGAGATCGCG